CCCACATCTGCCTCGAGATCGGCCAAGCTGTTAAGCAACAGGTCGAGTTCGAGAAGTGGCTGGCCGAGTCCAAGAGGACTGCCAAAGAGACAGGCGGTCGTGACCTTGCGGCCCAGTTGGTACGCCGGGCCAAGAACTTCAACCAACGGCAGTGGGGCAACTGGTGCCGCAAGATCGACAGCATCGAGACCCTCGACTGGCGTCGTGATGTGAAGATGCACATCGGCTCCAAGCTGTTGGAACTGAGCCTCGAGAACACAGGTGGATTCTTCCGCCTCGAGTACGTTCAGATCCGTAATAAGACTGAGCGTCAGGTGTTCTTATCTGATGCCTGTCAGTCCATGATCGAAGACATCAACTCACGCATCGAGGCTATGTCCCCGGTGCTGAAGCCGATGCTCATCGAGCCACAGCCTTGGGGCTGGGATGAACTGACCCGCACCTACAAAGGTGGCTACTACATGGTCAACGTCGAACTGATCCGGGGTGGTCTGCATAAGCACACCGCCTCATTGGACCAGCCGCTGTCTGACATGACACTCAGTGCGGCCAACATCCTCGGCTCTGTTGGGTGGGTGGTGGACACAGACACTCTCTCGCTGACTGAGGAGGTCTACAACAACGGCCTCGAGTTGATCGAGGGGTTGCCCAAGCCTGACCCTGTCGCGTTCCCTGCGCGCATGGCTGATGACGTTTGGGAGGCCCTTGGTAAGGTCGAGAAGGCCGAGTGGAAGTACAACCTCGCCAAGATCCACGGCAAGAATGCTCGTGATGTTAGCAAGCGTGAGTCTGCAATCCGCAAGATCCACATTGCCAACAACCACCAGGATTTTGATGAAGTCTTCCACCCCGTGAAGATGGATACCCGTACACGCTTCTACTACACGACGCCTGACTGGAACCCACAGGGTGACGGTATTGCCCGGGGCACCATGAAGTTCGCTAACCGCGCACCTCTCGGTGACCGTGGCCTCTACTGGTTGGCCGTCCGCCTGAACAACACCTTCGGAAACGACAAGGTGTCCTTCTCCGATATGCAGGATTGGGCCCGCGAGAACCACGACAATATCGTGGACAGCGCACTCAAGCCTCTGGATGGGTGGAGGTTCTGGGCTGACGCTGAATCACCGCTCGAGTTCTACCAGACCTGTATCGAGTGGATGGGTGCCACAGGCATGACCAACCCTGCGAAGTTCATGTCTGCCCTGCCGATCCACCAAGACGGTAGCAACAACGGACTTCAACTTATGTCCCTGCTTGGCCGCGATCCTCTCGGTGCCAAGCTGACCAACTGCTCTGCTGACCCTACCCGCTATGACATCTACGCTGAGACAGCGACGGTGGTACAGCGGCTGGTCAACGAAGACATCCTCAACGGTCGCCGTATCGAAGAGGCTGGTCATTGGGCAGGACATATCAACCGATCAGTGTGTAAGCGTGCGTGCATGACCACGTCCTACGGTGTCACCCCTCGTGGCATCCAAGACCAACTCATGTCGGACGGCCATGTTGAAGGTCTCGAAGGTGATCCCATCAAGAATGCGGGTTACATGAGAGACAAACTGATCGAGGCCCTTGAGACAACGATCGTGGCCTCGCGTCCCATCATGGATTACTTCCAAGGTGTGGCGTCAGCCCTTGCTGAGTTTGATATTCCACTGAAGTGGGTAACCCCTGCCGGATCAATCGTCCAACAAAGCTACTGGAACGTAGCCAAGTCAGACGTGAAGACCGTCATGGGCTCATACTTCATGTGGGACGAGAACCCACAGGGTGGTCTCAACCAGCGGAAGCAGTTGCTGTCATCCTCCCCCAATATCATTCACTCGATCGACGCATCACTCATGCAACACATGGTGCTACGTCTTCGCGATATGGGGATCAATGACATCGCCTGTATCCACGACAGCTTCGCTGTCCATGCGTGTAACGTGGACACTATGCGTGACACCATCCGCCATGTGGCCGCCGATATGTTCGGAGGCAACTGGATCCGCGATGAGTTCCACGAATACGTCCGCTCATATGCCAAGGGCATCGATCTCCCAGAGCCTCCCGCTCAAGGAGCATTCGACGTAACTGAAGTGCTCAAAGCTGAGTACTTCTTTGCGTGATTTCAACCAGTTGCAATTGGAGGATGCTATTGCCCAGAAAGGCATTTGACCTAGAGGACGACCTTCAGCCCCATCACATACCACTTGTGACGCGGGCTGTCGCGGAGTTCGCACTGACCGGCGCATTGTCGGTCGATGTCGTGATGGAACTACAGAACGAAGGGTTGGATTACCGATCCATACTCGACGCCTGTATGTGCCACCCGACCTACACATCAACGACCCACTAAGGAAACAGAATGACAAAGAAGCAGATGACCGTTTTAGTAAGCCCTCTCGCAACAGCCGCATATGCATGGCTTGCACGTCCAGATGAAGGACAAGAGTATTCAGACGGTAAGTACAAGGTGACACTGGTGCTCGACAAGAAAGAGCCGGGTGTCGAGGAGTTCATCGCTGACATGACCACCAAGGCAGAAGCCATGGGCACTGCCGAGTTCGGCAAGTTGCCTAAGACTTTCCGCTATCCCTACAAGGACGGCGACGACGGTGGTAAGGAAGAGTTCGAAGGTAAGTACTTGATCGTCGCTAAGACCAAGTACCAGCCCGGCTTCGTGGACGCATCTAAGCGTGCTCTGGCCGAGGATGTATTCCCCATGTCTGGTGATGTCATCCGCGCATCCTTCGGCATGATGCCGTACAAAGCAGGAGGTGCCTTCGGTGTCTCTTGTCAGCTACGCAACGTGATGCTGATGGAGAAGCGCAACAGTGGTGGCGGGTCTGATGACTTCGCTGACATCGCGGCCACCGCCGCATCAACAGGAGACACTACAGGTGACGACGAAGACTTCGACCTCTAAGGTCAGTCTTCTCGAGCACATGAAAATGTACCTAGGGGCCTCGGCGTTGACGATCACACTGAACGTCGCGCCGGTCCCTGCTTCACGACCTCGAGTATCCAAGTGGGGCACCTACTACGGCAAGAACTATGAGAAGTTCCGCCGCGAAGTGCGTGACCTACTCGTGAACCACAGCGGTGAGAAAATCACCGGTGAGATTTATGCGATAGTCGAGTGCGTGATCGAGCCACCCAAGACAACCAAGCGTGATTACCCAAGGGGCGACGTAGACAACTACGCCAAAGGCCCCTTGGATTCACTTACGTCTAACGGGAACTTCTGGCACGACGACGATCAGATCACAGCGCTCTTCGTATCCAAACGCTTCGCTGAAGCGGGCGAAGAACCTGCCATACACATTCACTACACAGAGGCTAAAGATGAAACAAAATGAATTGCTTATGAAACACTTCGAGAACGTAGGTTCGATCTCTAACATGGAAGCACAGAGTATGTATAAGATCCGCGCCCTCCCGCGCCGGGTCTCTGATCTCGAGGCGAAGGGGTACAAGTTCGATCGTGTTCGCAAGACCGACTTAACTGGACAACGCTACGTAAGGTACGTGTATGTCCGCGCTGATTGAGGCGCACCAATCCTGTCCAGACTGCGGTTCAAGCGACGCACTGAGCGTGTATGAGGATCACTCATATTGTTTCAGTTGCGAGACTTGGACCGCCTCTGGCTCTACATCTAAACCACAGCGGAGTAACAGGTTGAGCGGCTTAATCACTGGGGGTAACTACACCTCATTACCAAAACGAAGATTGAAAGAAGAGACTTGCCGCCTGTTTGATTACAAGGTCGGTAAGCACAAAGATAAACCAGTACACCTCGCGCACTACCGTGACGTTGAGGGCAACGTGGTTGCACAGAAGGTGCGTTACCCAAGCAAAGAGTTTGCGATCATGGGTGACGCAAGCAATATCGTTCTCTTCGGACAACACCTCTGGAAATCTGGAGGTAAGCGCATTGTGGTTGTGGAGGGTGAGATCGATGCCCTCTCATATTCACAGTGTGCACCGGGGTGGCCTGTCGTCTCAGTCCCACAAGGAGCACAGTCAGCAAAGAAGTACATCAAGAAGTCTTTGGATTTTCTGGAGGCCTTCGACGAGATTTGCTTCATGTTTGACAACGACGAGCCGGGAAGCAAGGCCGCACGTGAGTGCGCTGATTTGATCACCCCGGGCAAGGCCACCATCGCAATCCTGCCACTGAAGGATGCATCGGATATGTTGGTTGAGAACCGCGTGAAGGAACTACTCACGTCGGTCTACTCAGCCAAGTCTGTGCGCCCTGATGGTGTCATTAACGGTAAGGAACTATGGGATGCTGTTAGCAAACCTCAAGTCTTGGGCACGCCGTATGAGTTTCCTAGTTTCAACAAGGTACTCTTTGGCCTACGTCCACGTGAAATTGTTACGCTCACGGCTGGGTCCGGTGTTGGTAAGTCTACGATTGCCGCACAGATTGCGTACGATCTTGCAATCAGGCATGGCAAGAAGATCGGGTACATCGCGCTTGAAGAAAGTGTTGCAAGAACTGGACTTCGATTCATGTCAATGCAAGTCGGGCGACCGTTGCATCTTCCGCAAGATCTGTCAGAGGATGAGCGGCGACGGGCATTCGACGCGACGTTAGGTGGGGGTAACTTCCTACTGTACGATCACTTCGGATCACTCGACTCCGACCACCTTCTTGCAAAGCTGAAGTACATGGTCACGGGTCTTGGTGCAGAGTTCCTGTTCATTGATCACCTCTCAATCCTACTGAGTGGTGGTGACTTTATGACAGGCAACGGCGACGAGCGGAAGCAGATCGACTACACCATGACTAAGCTACGGTCGTTCACAGAACAGACCGGCGCAGGGATGATGCTGATCTCACACCTGAAGCGCCCATCGGGTGACAAAGGTTTTGAGGATGGCCTCGACCCAACCCTGTCCAGCCTACGTGGCTCACAGTCCATCGCGCAATTGTCTGACGCTGTTATCTCAGTGTCGCGCAACGCATCCGATGGACAGAACACATTGAAGATTAAGTGTCTGAAGAACCGATACGCCGGACTAACCGGAGACATCGGCCATCTCAGGTACAACCCAGATACAGCAACTCTCGAGGAAGTAGATGGGGACTTCGATAAAAACCTAGAGGAGACCGATGCCTTTTGACAACGAACGCCGCGAAACTCCGGCGACGCAGAAGGGAACTAAAGAAAGAACTGGTGGCTTACTTCGGAGGATCTTGCGCTCGATGCGACACCATACTGCCCATCGAGTGTTTTGACTTTCACCACACAGACCCCCGCATGAAAGACTTCTCGGTCTCTCAAGAAGCGCTCTGCCGTTACAAATGGGAGCGCGTTCTTGAAGAGGCCTCGAAGTGCTTAATGCTTTGCGCGAACTGTCATCGAACAGTTCACGCGCTCAACGAGGAGAACTATTTTGAAGACGCTTATAGCAGACATAGAGACGAACGGACTACTCCCGGAGTTGGAGACTTGCCACTGTTTGGCGGTGGGCTCGTTGGACCTTGACGACATTGTTGTCTACGCCGACCAGCCTAACTACCCGCCACTCGCTGAAGGTCTTGCAAGACTAAGGGAAGCCGACCGTGTTGTGTTTCACAACGGGTGTGGGTTTGACTACCCTGCCCTCCGTAAACTCTACGGTAAGGATGTGCTCGATCGGTCCAAGGTGTTTGACACTTTGCTTCTATCGCGCCTCGTGGAACCAGCCAACCGATCACACGCACTTGAGAAGTGGGGTGAGCGGCTCGGCTTCCCGAAAGGTGACTACTCCGATTGGAGCCAGTTCACC